AGTCTGACCCTATACAGAACGTAGTTGAAGATCTAACTGCATTTAAAGCTGAAAAGAAAAAAGAGCTAGCTAAAACATTAGACTATGATTTTAAAGCTATTGAGTATCTAATTGAATCTGATGGCAGTGGCTTCCCTGATGTTCCTATCAATAAAGTTAAATCTTATATTAATGACGTAGTTATTCCTACAAGATTGAATAAAAAGCTCAGTAGAGATGAGCGTGTATCTATATTTAAAGAGGCAGCAAAAGAGCGTGGCGTTAACGAAGAGTTAGTTTTTGGTGACAAAGGCAGTATTCCTAACGTATCTTTTGAAATTTTATATGATGAAGTAGGCAGAGCAACAGATGAATTGGCTGAATTATCAGATAAGATGTACGAAAGAGTATTAATACATATAGATGAACTTCAAGCTACTACTAGTAAAGAAAAACTACCCGTTAATCGTATAACAGATAGTATTCGTATGTCACTACAAGCTATCATTACAGACGCTAAGTCTAAAGGTATTAATGAAATTGTCTTACCTCCTGTAGAGAAGCTTGCAGAGCAACGCTTTACTAGCAAGGAAGTATCTTCTAAGATAGCTAAGGGATCAGCCTTTTATAATACTTATGTAGCTTCGTACAATAAGGTACTTAAGCAATTAGTTTCTGAATTAGGTAATCAAATTAAGATAGGTAAAAAGCCTTTGAAGTACCGTATCCCCAGTGGAAAAGTCAGCGCACGTACAGCTAAGGGTAAGGTCTTAAATGTACCAGATAAATATGAAACAGTACAAGGTACGCTCCTAGATATTTCTAACTTGACTATAGACCCTAAAAACACTAAACTACGTTTCAACACAGGTGGGTTAGTACAGAGGCGAACTAAATGAATGGCGCACTAAAGAAGCTAGTCAACGATAAGCAACTATGGGACGCTTACGTAGAGTACATAGAAGATAAGATACACGCTGCACACAAGAGACTAGAACAAGAGAATCAACCTGATAACATGTACAGGGTTCAAGGCGAGATCGCCTCACTACGTAGACTTAAATATATGAGGGACGAAATCAATGGAAGCCAATGAAGCAAAACAAATGGAGATGCTACTTCAAGAGGGTGGTATCGCTGACGATGGTACTACTGTAGACCCTGTAAGTGGCAATGAAGTACCTCCCGGCTCAATGGCAGAAGAGGTACGTGATGATGTCCCTGCTCAGTTGAGTGAAGGCGAGTACGTTGTACCTGCAGATGTTACACGCTACTACGGTGTTAAGTTCTTTGAGGATCTACGTACTGAAGCTAAGCGTGGCCTGGGTCAGATGGAAGAAAATGGACGTATCGGTGGCGAACCAGTAAGTCAAACTATGGACAACCAAGCAGGCGGTGCTCTTACCCCAGAAGAGCTTGCAATGCTACAAGAGATGGGCATGGCTGTAGGCGGTATGGTCCCACCTCCTCAAGCGGTAGGTAATACAGGTGAGTACAACAAAGGTGGTCAAGTCTTGTATGCACAGGATGGTGTAGATGTTTCTGCTGCCAACGCTTCCTCGTCAAGCGTAAATCCTTACCAAGCTCAGTTCACACAAGGTATGGGTTCAGCCTTTGCTCCAGGTTACCTAAGCCAACAGATCATTGAGGATTACAGTGCATCACAGGCTCCACAGACTACTATAGTTATGCTCTACTCTCCAGACGGTATTGCGGTGTCTGTGACACTACCCGCAGAACAAGCTAAGTATGACCAGCTTATAGCTGAGGGCTACACTACTGAGCCTGTAGCTACAACTACAGAGACTGCAGTAAGTACTGGTAATGACGATCCACCACCACCTGAGACAGCTAAGCCAGTTGATTATACGGGTATGAGTGAGACAGAACTACAAAAAGCTTACTCACAGAACCAGACTGCAATGGCTTTGATGGCAGGTCTAGGTGTTATTAATCCTATATTTGGTGCGTTTGGAGCGTGGGCTACTAATAGTACTAAAAAGAAAATCGAAGCTGAAATGAAGCGACAAAACTTTACTGTACCTGAAGGCGGTGGTATATTTGACCTTTCCCTTGGTGGTATTGTTGATGGCATTAAAGACCTACTAGGACTAAGCGATGAAGAGACCGCAACGGTTGTAGCTACAGTAGGTAATGGAGCAACAAGTACGGCTGATAGCCTGTACTCTGAACCTACACCAGAGCAGGAAGCTGCGTTTTCTACTGCAAACGAACAAGCCGCTACGATAGCAGAGCAATATACTGACGATGGTGATAGTAGTCAATCTGCTATAGATAGACACAGAGAGATCTTTGATAAGGCTGTTGAGGGGGGTGCATCAGCAGGGGTTGCAGGTTCAGCTGCTGCTAAGGTAGTAACTTCAGGCTTATCTGATACAGAATTACAAGGTGGTAAAGAACTAGATATAGCCTATGGTATCTCAGGGCTAAATGCAGGTGGCTTCGTATCTAAACGATCCAAGAAGAAGAAAAAGAAGTAACTACTAGACTACCAACATAACTATAAGGCTACCCAGCTACGGCTGGCCCCAACATAAGAAAGACTAAACTATGTCAGCAGAAGCACAAACTATCCAAACGGACTCCGTATCACACAAGCGTAACTTATCCCGTGTAGAGCGGGATGAGGCAGAACTAAAAGAACTGCTCAAGCAAGCAGGGGTTACACGAGATGAACAAGAACAAGAAGAGCCCCCACAAGCGGAACCCGATAGCACACAGCCTAGCGAACCCCCAGTTCAGGCAGAGAGTACTACCGAACAAAAAGAAGAGCCAGAAGCCAAAGCACAAGAAGCTACTACTGAGCTAAGCTCTGAAGAAAAGACGTTCAAGCAACGCTACTCCGACATTAGACGCCACATGCAAGACAAAGAGCAAGAGTGGAAGATTAAGTTTGAGAAGCTAGAGCAACAACTAAATGCTGCAGCTAAAAACGAGTTGGTACTGCCTAAGTCTGACCAAGAGATCGAAGCTTGGGCTAAGAAGTACCCTGATGTAGCTGGTATTGTAGAAGCTATCGCAGACAAGAAATCACGTGAGCGCTCAAATGAGTTAGACAGTAGACTCAAAGAGATCGAAGGTATGCGTATCCAAGCTCAGCGACAACGTGCTGAAGCTGAACTACTAAGTCTACACCCAGACTTTGAAAATATCCGTAGTGATGACTCCTTCCACGATTGGGCAGAAGAACAGCCTAAGTGGGTACAAGATGCACTGTACGAGAACTCAGAAGATGCCAAGTCAGTAGCACGTGTTATTGATTTATACAAGAGTGACAATGGTATAAAGCCTTCTAAAGGTGCAAGCTCTGATAAGTCAGCTGCCTCTTCAGTGAGGACTAAACGAAACACTACGCCTAGCGAAGATAGCTCTGCAAACTACTTGAGTGAATCCAAGGTAGCCAAGATGTCTATTAAAGAGTACGAAAAGCGCTCAGAAGAGATCTTTGAAGCTCAACGTCAAGGTAAGTTTATTTACGATATGTCAAAGAAATAGATTGACATTACTTTAATTGTAAGTAAAACTATAGGCATGTACATTATCAGGCAACAACTGATAGTACATGCTTTTAACTAAGCACTAGCCACACGAAGAACTACCTCTAAGTATAGGCCCAGCGCTTGAAGGATGGCCCTCCTGATAGCAACGCTGACTACCCTAGAACAAAGAGCCTCTTTTAATGTGGATATGTAGTGTCTAAATCTCACGCCATATCTATAAAGGAGAATTATTATGGCTATTGGAACCGCTGGTGGTGGATTTGACGGGAACTTCTCCCCGATTATTTACTCCAAACAAGCACAGATCGCACTGCGCCGCTCTGCTGTTACTAACGCAATCACCAACAACTCTTACTTCGGTGAGATTGCAAACCAAGGCGACACTGTTCGCATTCAAAAAGAGCCAGACGTAACCGTCAACGCTCTGCAGCGTCACACAGGTATCTCAGTAGAGAAGCTTGATGACTCTGACTTCTCGCTCACCATTGACCAAGCTAACTACTTTGCTTTCAAAATGGATGACATTGAAGAGCAGTTTGCAAACGTAGACTTCACCTCTTTGGCCGCTGATCGTGCTGCCTATAAGATGGCTGATGCTATGGACACAGACGTACTTTCGTACCTCTCAGGTCACACAACTGCAGGTGCTTTCATCACTACTTCTGCTGGCGACAAGCAAACTGCTTTGACAGCTACTGGTGAATACATCACTGCAAACCACTTGGACGCAACTGACTTCGGTAACTTGACCATCTCTGGTTCAGCTACTGCAGGTGATTCCGTACCATTGGCTCCACGTTTGCCAGGTGCAACTGCCCTGTCAGCTACAACTGTTTCCCCATTGACCGTACTTGCACGTATGGCTCGTAAGATGGACCAAGCAAATGTAGAATCACGTGGTCGTTGGGTTGTCCTTGATCCAGTATTCATTGAGATGCTGAAAGATGAAGACTCACGTATGCTGAACGGCGACTTCGGTGGTGCTGGCCTGCAAAACGGTCTGGTATTGAACAACATTCACGGCTTCCGTGTTTATCAGTCCAATGCTCTTCCTGCTGCGGGTACAGGTGCTGGTACATCCGGTACAACTGCACAGTCCACTAACTACGGTGTTATCGTAGCTGGTCAGGACGATGCTGTTGCTTCTGCTGAGCAGATCAACAAAGTTGAGAACTATCGTGACCCAGACAGCTTTGCTGACATTGTGCGTGGTATGCACCTCTATGGCCGCAAGATTCTGCGCCCAGAGGCACTCCTCACAGCACGTTACAACGCTGCCTAAATCACTTAGTCTGTCGGGCTGGTCTCTTACGAGGCTGGCCCTTCAGCATACTTAACGGTAGGATAACTCTATGGCTACTTACGTATCGCTAGTTAATGAATTACTAAGACGCATGAATGAAGTCACACTTGATACTGCAGGTGATGGCTTTGACACTGTGCGTAATGTTCAAGCTCTAGCTAAGGATGCAGTTAATAGTAGCATTAGACTTATTCTACAGAACGGTCAAGAGTGGCCCTTCCTTAAGACTACCTATACACAGACGTTAGCAGTTGGTACACGCCAGTATGCCTTCCCTGCTGACTACTCAAGTGTAGACTGGGACACGTTCTACATCAAGAAGCTGGAGTCAGAGCAGAACGGCCCTCGCCGCTTGAAGGCTATCTCTTACGAAGACTACATTCAGAACTATAGATCGTCTGACGATAGCGGTGATACAGTAAACGGTGAGTCTGCTCCCTCTGTAGTGTATCAGACTTATGGTGAATCTTTTGGTGTTACGCCTGTGCCTAACGCTGCATATGAAATAGAGTATGTCTACTGGTCTTTCCCTGCTGACCTCACTGTGTACAATGACGTAGCGGTTATACCGGATCGCTTCAAGCATGTACTCATTGATGGCGCTATGATGTTTATGATGCGCTTCCGTAGTAATGAACAGAGTGCTGCAATGCACCAGAATAACTTTGAGGATGGTATTAAGTCTATGCGCCGTGTCTTGATGGATGATGCCATTGAGATTAGATCTACTGTAGTGTCACGTGGTGGTACTTCTTCTTTTAGTGGCGGGTACTAATGGCTGATAATCTAGCCTCCTTTAAAGTATTCTGCCAAGGCGGTCTAAACACCAGTCGTGATGTGCTATCACAAGGTGAGACACAGCCGGGTTCAGCTATCTCGTTGATTAACTACGAGCCTGCTGTTACTGGTGGCTATCGTAAGATGAGTGGCTATAGCAATGACTATAATACTGTACCAGGCTTCGGTAATGTTTTAGGCGTCTGTGTAGCTAATGGTGTGAATGATGGTATCCTTGCCGCACGGTATGATACAGGAAGCACTGACTATCTGTACTACTGGAATACTTCTACATCTGCTTGGGTAACTATTACTACACCAGCCACTGTTGATGTTTCCACTTATCCCAAGGTACGCTTCTCTCGTTACAACTGGGGTACATCTAAGGTAGTTATTACTGATGGTGTGAATCCTGCTGCAACATATGACGGTTCAACTTACACGCAGATTACTAATACCAATGCGCCCAGCGCACCTAAAGTATCTCATATATTTAAGAACCATCTATTCTTAGCGGGTGATGCTACGGAGTCCACTAGCTTGTGGTTTTCAGCGCCCTACAGCGAGACTGACTTTGATCCTGCAGACGGTGCTGGTGTTATCAACGTAGGCTTTCCTATTGTCGCAATAAAGTCCTTTCGTGATGCACTCTACATCTTTGGATCAAACAATGTTCGTAAGCTTGTAGGTAACAACATAGCCGACTTTGTACTTGAGGAAGTTACAGATGACTTGGGCTGTGTAGCTACAGATAGTATTATTGAAATTGGTGGTGATCTACTATTCTTATCTCAAGACGGTTTGCGTCCCATTTCAGGTACTGATAAAATCGGTGACGTTAATCTTGAAACAGTCTCTAAAGATATTCAGTCTATCTTTACTGATGTTGTGTTTGATGTAGACCTAGAGAAGCTAGACGCTGTAGTTATCAGACAGAAGACACAGTTTCGTTTCTTCCTTGGTGCAGCTGATGGACAGGGTATCATTGGTGGCTTTAGACAGACACCTAACGGCTTGCAGTTTGAGTATGGTCAGATGCTAGGCGTATTTACTACCTGTGCTACCAGTGGTTACATTGGTCAGAATGAGTTTGTAATACACGG